TCAGAAAAGAGAAGATTGCTGTGGAATAGCCGGAACTGCTCCGATCTCTGGAAGCGTTTTACGTAAGTCTTCCCACAGGGTATGTACCAGTTCCGGGGCCTGGGCAATATCTGGCGTATGTAAAAAAAGATAAGGCGTAGTGGTCTGATGCCACTGCGCTAATTTTTGTAACCAGACCTGAAATAATTCCCGGTTTTGCGTCATATCATCACTACCGATAAAACGGATCAGTGGATTTTTCGCCGTCAGTACAGCATGTACCGGCACTTTAGGTTTTTTTCGTTGAGCGTCGCGAATAGCTTCACTGTGTGGACGTGCTGCATGAATCGGGCGGCTGTCTAAAATCACCCGATTAACGCCGCGCTGATGTAAACCGCGATTAATCGTTTGTTCCTCTTCCCCTTTGGCGAAAAACTGTGGATGGCGGACTTCCACACCATAATTAAATTCGCCGGGAAGAGAGTCGAGAAAATGCCAAAGCGCAGGCAGCTCCCGTGGGCCGAATGTGGCAGGCAGTTGCAGCCAGTATTGTCCAATGCGCGGAGCCAACGGTGACATGCGGGTCAAAAATTCAGTCACTAAATCATCGCAATGCCGTAATGCTGCCTGATGCGAAATAGTCGCCGGAAACTTAAAACAGAAGCGGAAGTCATCTGTGGTCTGCTCACGCCAGCGCAGGACAACCTCGGGTTTCGGCAGGGCATAAAGCGTGGTGTTACCCTCCACACAGTTAACATGACGGGTATTGAAGGCTAACCCACTGATTTTAATAAGTCTCTTGTGTCACTTTGGTGACCATGGGACATCATTGGGACATAATCTGCCAGCTTCTGATTCAGCATTGCGATCTGTTCTGCATTACTGTCAGTCATCCATGCTCCGTATACATTGAACACCATCTGGGCACTTGCATGGCCCATCTGGCTGGCAATGAAGCTTGGGTTTGCTCCGGCAGATAATGACCAGCACGCATAAGTGTGTCGTGACTGGTATGCTTTCCGGTGCCTGATGCCCGCACGCTTAATGGCTGTTTCCCATGAGTCGCCAATAGAATCTACCTTGTAGATAAAACCGACCTGTTTGCTTTTTCTAACCACCTGGGGGTTAAATACGAAAGTACATTCATGATTCACTGAACGCCCATATTCACGTAGTTGAACCTTGATGTGGTGCTGCTTACCCAGTCTTGTCATTTCAGCCTGATTTTTCAGGACACTGATAGCGGGCTGGATAAGATGCACAACCCTGTTTGTACTTGCTTCAGTTTTAGGTAGAGCGAACTCACCGAGTTTCGTATAATTGCGCCTGATAGTAATAGTTCCTGCTTTCAGATCGATATCTTCCCAGGCCAGGGAGACCAGTTCACCGTGACGCATTCCTGTGTACACAGCCAATGACCACAGGTTTTTCGTCTGCTGATGTCGGCAAGCATCTATCAGGCGAATAAATTCGTCACGAGTTAGCGGATCTGGCTCTGCCCTGGCTCTTTTAAGAGGCTTAATTCCCTGGAAAGGATTTGCTTCTAGGTAACCGTGATCTGCAGCAAACTGAAACATTCCAGCGATTGTCGTCATGTAATAATTTACAGTAACGACGCTCCGTCCTTTTGCTGCTGCTTTGTTTTTCGTTGAATTCTGATATCCGGTCAGCAAATCTTTCCTGATATACAGCAATTCCTCTTTAGTTACCGATGACACCAGTCTGCTGCCTCCAATTTTCGGAACCATCGTTCTTGCAACGGATTCATAGCGATTGAATGCATTTGCAGAGATTTCCATTCGTTTCAGATCCAGCCACTTTTCTTCAAGTTCCTTCACCGTAATTTCTTTTTTACTTACCCCAAAAGCCTTGAGGTTAGGAGAGTCAGGGAACTGCGCAGCGTAATCAAAGTTTCCTGTACGAATAGCAAAACATACAGATGTCCGCAGCTCTCCGGCGATCTTCCTGTTCTTGGCAGTGTCAGGGACACCAAGATTTTCCCTGACACGTTTACCTTTAAAATTAAACCAGATGCGTAATGTGCCACCGTGGTTTTCGACGCCTGTTGGATATTTGACTTTATCCATTGATACCTCCAGACACCCAAGAGCGATACGAGCTTACATACTTCATGGCATTAAATCACCCAGGTTGTTTGTTTTTCATTGAAGCAACCCAGGCATCTATTGCTTTTCTGTTATACATACATTCACTGGAAGGCTTTGGATTACCGTCTGGTGATACGTGAATATACTCTCTTCCAACCATCCAGCATTCTTTCCGGGCCCGAAGAATTGTGCCTGGTTTGAGTCCGGTAATTGCGATTAGAACGCTTTCACAAACCCATTCATTGGGAGCCAGTTGAATCACATTGCCCATGCATTACCTCACACAACACTCAGCCCACGGCAGTGGCACCACACTTCAAACATTCGTTTCACAATTTCACGACAGTAGAAACCGTCAACATCTCGTGTCAGGTCATAGCGATTGCCGTAACGCTGGTGGACCCATCGTTCAAATGCTTTATTCATTCTTTACTTCCTTTTCATGGCTCGTAATTTTTTCAGATGAGCTTCCTGCTCTGTTTCTGCCAGAATTTGTCGGTATTCCTGGTGATCGATCCGTTCAAACAGTTCATTAAAATCGTTTATTTTTACCGACTGTGTTCGCCCATCCATTCTTCTGTACAACACGATATTATTTATGCAGCGAATAATTTTTACCGGGTAACCGGCACTGTCGGTATACAGTTGCCCTTGATTAATCAAAGCGAACATTTTTTCTCCTGTTCCCTGAGTTGTGAGAACTTCAGAGCCGTATGTTTGTAGCGGGTTCAATACTGATAATTTCTGCTGAGATAAGCATTCCGGCAAGCCATAGCTCTCCGATCAAGTTTTCATCCTTGCATTTCACGCCGCCGATATTAATGGTGGCGATGATATCGCGCTCATCCTCGACTTCTTCATAAGGCAGCGTTTCGTACAGGCTTTCAATAGCGCAACTGATAACATCGAGTCCGGTCAGGTTGCCACCGACAGTGACTTCGAATGTTTCGCGGTATTCCCATAGCCCGAAAATTAATCGAACGGTTTGTTTTGCCATGCGTCCGCATAACGTCAGATTTGGGTCATAGTTCATTATTTGCGGTTGAGTATTATGAGTGTTCATCTGCTTTTCCCTTAGCCCGGCGGCCTGCCGGGCATATAAGTTATTTAACCTGGATAAAGGGTGTATTGGCTCCGCTGGTCATGTATTGCGGCAGTGTGCCGTTCCATTTATTGATGGCTTCCAGCTCCATAACTCCGGGGTTCTGGCGCAGAGCTTCACCGCGTAAACGAATAGCATCGGCTTCGGCCTGGGCTTTTGTGCGAATTGCATCTGCCTGTCCGGCAGCCTCCGCACGCAACATGTTGGCTTCCGCTTCGCGCTGTTTTACTTCCTGCTCGCGTTGCAGGGTTTTCTGGTTTGCCGTGACTTTGGCGTTAATGCTGTCGATAACGGTTGGCGGGTACTCCGGTTTACCTACATAAGACAGGCTCATTACCTGAATACCGATGGGCGTCATTTCTGCCTGAATATCTTTTAGAGCTGCATCCAGTAGTTCAGATTTGCCACCGTCGATAAATTTATCAGTGGTCATTTTGCTGGCCAGCCGATTTAGTGCATCTGCTATCTTCTGGCGCAGGTCGGTGTCGGTAATGTCATCCACACCTTTGCGGTAGGTTTGAAACACCGTGGTAACTTTGGATGGATCAACCTTGTAGGCTACTCCGATGTGGTAACCAATGGTTGTTCCATCGCTCATCTGGAAACTGAATGGATCATCGTAGGTCTTCATCTGCTTAAAGGTCGGGAAGATATAAACTTCAGTGTTCCAGCCTGTCCAGTAGCGACCAACACCGACCACTTCACCGACGCCTTTGTCGTCGCCAAGTTTGTTGACTTTGATGCCCACATTACCAGGCTCAACACGATCACAACCGACAAGGCCAATGGCAGGCAGAACAATGGCTAAAGAAAAAATAATTTTTTTCAT